TGGACTGACAGCAACTGCTCCTGCACCAGGAACTACAGCAACAGGTTCAACTGCAATTTCTGCTGAACCATTTAAAATTTCAAGAGACGAAGTATACGAAAGTTCATATTCGTCCGGAAACACGGCTCCATTTTTATACACAGCAAAAACTGCTGGAGAATGGGGTAATTCAATCAGAATTGCAACTATTGACCATGGTCCAAGACAATCCTTAACTTATACTGGTGCAATTACTGCTCCTGCCTTAGGATCTTTTGTATCAGTAGGTACTTCCAAAAAAGGTAAAGTTATTGATACCGGATTAACTGAATCTGGCAATTTGATTGTTCATATTATTCATGTAGATCAATCCGATTCATATTTAAGAAACCCAGGTACTAGTGCATTATTTGCTATAGGCGATGTAACTACTGGAGTTGCAGGTACTTTAGCAGCAGTAGATAATGGCGAAGCGTGGTATGAAACTAAAACTCTGTATCCAGGATCTACAGTTAGATGGAATTCATTGGTTGCAAGACCAAGAACAACACAAGATGCTGAGGATTTCTTAGATGCTCAAGCATACGATGCAGTTCACGTTGCAGTTGTTGATGAAGATGGTTTAATTTCCGGAGCAAAAGGAACTGTTCTTGAAGTATTCCAATATGCTTCAAAGGCATATAATGCAAGATCACCTCAAGGTGGTTCAAATTATTTTAAAGATGTAATTTCATCATCAAGTGCATACATCTATGTCGGTGCCACAAACTTTGGTTATTTACAAAGAACTTCTGAGTTTGAACCAGTTGGTGCTAGATCATATTCACTTACAGCTGGATCAGATTACACTAAATTGTCTTCTGGAGAGTATGGTATCAGTTCAACAGATATTATTGCTGCTTATAATCTGTTTAAAAATACCGACTCAGTATCAATTGATTATATAATTATGGGTCCAGGTCTCCCAATTGAAGAACAAACTAAAGAAAAACTGAGTGCTATTGCTGCTATTGCTGCTGAAAGAAAAGATTGTATTGCTTTTGGTTCTCCACATAAAGGAAATATTCTTTCAGCAACTGGTCAAGCACTTAGCAATATCGATATTGTAAAAAATATTAAGAACTTCTATTCCGCAGTTGGAAGCAATTCCTACTTGGTAATTGATTCTAACTATAAGTACATCTATGATCGCTGGAACGATGTATATCGTTACATCCCTTGCAATACTGATGTTGCTGGTTTAGTTGCAGACACTGTTAATACAAATGAACCATGGTTCTCTCCTGCTGGTTTCTCCAGAGGTGGTATTCGCAATTTAGCAAAACTTGCTTGGAATCCAGGTAAAAATGATAGAGATGAACTCTATGCAAATAGAGTAAACCCAATTGCAGTATTCCCTGGTCAGGGTGCAGTTCTCTTTGGAGACAAAACTGCTCTTTCTAATCCATCGGCGTTCGATAGAATTAACGTTCGTAAGTTGTTCTTGGTTATTGAAAAGGCAGTTGAGCAAGCTGCACAAGCACAACTCTTTGAAATTAATGATCAAACAACAAGAAACGTGTTTAAGTCTGTTGTTGAACCTTTCTTACGTGATGTACAGGCAAGAAGAGGTATCTATGATTTCAGAGTAATTTGTGACACCACAAACAATACTCCTGCAATTGTTGACAACAATGAATTTGTTGCCGAAATTTATATTCAACCTGCTCGTTCTATCAACTTCATCACTCTGACATTTACTGCTACTAGAACAGGCGTATCTTTTGATGAGATTATTGGTAGATAATATTATTGATTTTTAAAAATAAACTTACCCGGAGCAACTAACAATGGCAAACATCATAGATTTCAAATCTAAATTACAGGGCGGGGTCCGCCCCAATCTCTATCAAGTAGAGATTCCATTTCCACAAAATGTTTCTGGAAATACCAATCAGTTAACGACTAAGACTAAATTCTTATGCAGATCTGCTGCAATTCCTGCAGCAACTCAAGGATTAATTGAAGTACCATTTAGAGGTCGTTTTCTTAAGATTCCTGGCGATAGAACATTCGATGCTTGGACTGCAACATTCTACAACACCACTGATTTTGATCTGAGAGCAGCATTTGAAAACTGGATTAATCTTGGTAACAAGACTGATGAAAATCTCGGAACAATGGCATTTGGTGGTGATAGATTTGGTGGTTATTTTAAAGACCTTACAGTAAGACAACTTGATAAAAATATTGATTCCGCAGGTTTCTCTGCAGGTGCTGAGGATCCTAACGCAGTTCTTAGAGTTTACAAACTCGTAGGTGCTTGGCCAACTAGCGTTGGTGCAATTAACCTTGCATACGATAGCAATGATCAGATTGAAGAGTTTGATGTTGAGTTCCAGTACCAGTATCTGGATGCAGCAAATGCTGAGTTTGAAACTGGAAACGGAGAATTCACTACAGCATTTTGATTAAATTATTAATTGAATAAATAGAGTAACGGTACAATTACTTTATATTTGGAATGGCGCAATTATTTGGATTTTCAATTAAGGATGAGGATCTCAAAAAGGGGGCGAGGGCAGCTTCGTCCCCTGTTCCACCAACAGATAACGATGCCACCTCTACCATCACTCCGTATGGGGGGTGGTTTGGTCATTATGTAGATCTTGACGATACTAAGAAGCGTGATGAGATCAATCTCATTAGACGCTATAGGGAAATGGCACTTAATCCTGAAGTGGATAGTGCTATCGAAGATATCACAAACGAAGCTATTGTTACAGATAAAGATGACAGTCCAGTAGAGGTAGAACTGTCAAATTTAGAAGTATCAGAATCTATCAAAGAAAGAATTAGAGAAGAGTTTAATCAAGTAAAACGTCTTCTTGATTTTGATAAATCTGCTCATCAAATTTTTAGGCGTTGGTATGTTGATGGCAGATTATATTATCACAAAGTAATTGATTTAGAAGACCCTTCAAAAGGATTGTTAGAATTAAGATATATTGACCCATTAAAGATTAAAAAAGTTCGCCTTGTTGAAAAACCTGCAATTGATGCAGATCAATTTAACAAATATGATTATGGCAAAGTTACAGAATTTTATGTATACAATGCAAAAGGAATAAACTCTACTAACCAGGGAATTAAAATTGCAAAAGATGCTATTGCATCTGTCACCTCTGGTATTTTAGATCAAGGTAGAAACATTACATTAAGTTATCTCCACAAAGCAATCAAGTATCTGAATCAACTTAGAATGCTTGAGGACAGCATTGTTATCTATCGTTTGTCAAGAGCACCCGAACGTAGAATTTTCTACATTGATGTCGGCAATCTTCCAAAGGTAAAGGCAGAGCAATATCTACGTGATGTTATGTCGCGTTATAGAAATAAGTTAGTATACGATTCTAATACTGGCGAAGTTCGTGATGACAAAAAGCATATGAGTATGCTTGAAGATTTCTGGTTACCTCGTCGTGAAGGTGGTCGTGGTACAGAAATTACTACACTGCCTGGTGGTCAGAATCTTGGAGAACTTACTGACATTAAGTATTTTCAAACGCAGGTATATAAAGCTCTTAATGTTCCACCTTCTAGATTAGAAAGTGACAAATCTTTTGATCTTGGTAAGTCAGAAGAAATCAATAGAGATGAAATTAAATTTACAAAATTTGTAGGTCGTCTTCGTAAAAAGTTCTCTGATCTTTTACACGACCTTCTTAAAACACAACTCATTCTGAAAGGTGTTATTGCACCCGAAGATTGGGAAGAAATGAAGGAGCATATTCAATATGACTTCTTGTATGATAATCATTTTTCTGAAAAAGCAGATCTTGATATGCTTGATAGGAAAATGGAAGTTCTTGACAAGTTAGATCTTTATGTTGGAAAGTATTTCTCCCAAGAATATGTAATGCGTCAACTCCTTCAGTTTACTGAAAAAGAAATTGAAGAGATGAAAGAACAGATAAATAATGAGATCAAGGCGGGACAAGTTATTGATCCTCTTGATCAAATTGCCCAAGAGAAGCAAACTGCTGATCTTGAATTAGAAACTCAAAGAGCACAAATAGACCAAATGAAGAATCCTCCTGCACCAAAAACGTCAGGAAATTCAAACACTAAATAGTATCGAGGTTAATTATGGAACCCAATAAAATTGTTGACATGATTATGAGGGATCAGCTTGCTGATGCTTCAGATGCTGTCAAAGATATCATTATGAATAAAGCAGCACAAATCCTTACTCTTGAAAAAGAGAAAGTTGGTGCAAATTTGTTCAAAGATTTAGAAACCGAACCCGAACAAACCCAAGATGAAACTGATAACGGAACAGATTGAAGATGTAAAATTTCTGGTAGAAGGAAATGGTTCTGAGAAGAATCACTTCATCGAAGGAATCTTTTTACAGTCTGAGATTAAAAATAGAAACGGTAGAGTTTATCCTATGAACGTCCTGGATAAGGAAGTTAATAGGTATAATGAACAATACATTTCTAAAAATCGTGCATTAGGAGAACTGGGTCACCCAGAAGGTCCTACTGTAAATCTTGACCGTGCGTCACACAAAATTATTTCACTCGTAAAAGAAGGAACTAATTACATCGGTAAAGCAAAGCTTCTTGATACCCCTATGGGTAGAATTGCAAAAACTTTAATTGATGAAGGGGTAACCCTTGGTGTTTCATCCAGAGGTGTTGGATCACTTTCTGAAAAAAGTGGTGCAAGTTATGTTCGTGATGATTTCATGCTTGCTACTGCTGCTGATATTGTAGCAGATCCTTCTGCCCCTGATGCTTTTGTTGAAGGTATCATGGAAGGAAAGGAGTGGGTTTGGAACAACGGCATTCTTACAGAACGCCATATCAATTCAATTAAGAAAGAAATAGACGCTGCAACTTTATACAATCTCCAAGAGACTAAAGTTTCCGCGTTTGCCAAATTCTTAAAAGGAATAGATTTATAAATAAATTATAGCAAAACATAGACTATATTAGGAGAACTAGCACATGTCAGCATCAGTTGACCAGAAATTTGAATCTTTCGCAGAAGAAACTCTTGCAGAGAAGGCGCCAACTGATGGTGCTGGTAAAGCAGATGGAATGCAAAAATTAGATCTGCCTGCACCTCAAGATTCATCTAAAGAAGATCTGGGTGGTCCTACCAACCAGAACTATAAAGCAGATGACAATTCTTCCAAGATTGCAAATAAAGGTACATCAAAAGTAAGCGATCAGAATACTGCACACGCTTCTGCTGGTGATACCGCACCTAAGAAGATGAAGGAAGAAGAGGAAGTAGAAGGTGAAGTAGTTGCAGAAACTACAGAAACCGAATCCTTCTCCGTTGAAGAAGATGTTAATGCACTTCTGACTGGTGAAGAACTCTCCGAAGAATTCCAAGAAAAAGCACGTACAATCTTCACCGCAGCAGTCAAGTCCAAGATTGCTGAAGAAACCAAGAAGATTGAAGAAGCATTTGAGGCACGCCTCTCTGAGCAAGTAGAAACCGTTAAGTCGGAACTTGCTGAGAAGATGGACAAGTTCCTCTCATATGTTGCTGAAGAGTGGAAGAAAGAGAACGAAATCGAACTCCACAATGGCATCAAGCTGGAAATGGCTGAAACAATGATGCTCAAAATGAAGCAACTTTTTGAAGAAAATTATGTAGAACTCCCTGAAGAGAAATATAATGTTATGGACGAGATGACAGAAAAATTAGATGAGATGGAAGCAAAGCTCAATGAGCAGATTGAAACCAACATGTCACTCAACAGCAAAATCAATGCTTTCGTAAAAGAGGCAACGATTGCTGAAGTTTCTAAGGGTCTTGCACAAACCCAAGCAGAGAAGCTTGCTTCTCT